TTTAGCTGAAATTGATTTAGGTAACGGTACAAATTACAATCCACAAGAAGCTTTAAACATGTTCTTCCAAACAGGTTCTGTTATTGGTAGATCATTTACTCAAGAGGGTGATATGAACCCAGGTAAAATTCCAATACAAGCAATCAATTCTGATTCAGGTGGTGGAAAAATGCAAGCGCTAATTGGAGCATACAATTATTATATGCAAATGATTAGAGACGCTACTGGATTAAACGAAGCCAGAGATGGTTCTACACCAGATGCAAGAGCATTAGTAGGGGTACAAAAACAAGCAGCAGCAAATTCAAATACTGCTACAAGACATATATTAGATGCTGGTTTATTCTTAACTGGTCAATTATGTGAATCTTTATCACTTAGAATTTCAGATATACTTGAATATTCACCTAGTAAAGAAGCATTCATACAAAAGATTGGTGGGCACAATGTAGCAACTCTTAAAGAGATGTCTGATTTACATCTGTATGATTTTGGGATATTCTTAGAATTACAACCAGATGACGAACAGAAAGCACAACTTGAGAATAACATCGTAACTGCTTTATCAGCACAGTTGATAGAGTTATCTGATGCAATTGACATAAGAGAGGTTAGAAATATAAAACTAGCTAATCAAGTGTTAAAATTAAGAAGAGCTAAGAAGTTAGAAAAAGATCAATTGATGCAGCAACAAAATATGCAAGCACAACAAGATGGTCAAATAAAAGCTTCACAAGCAGCTGCTCAAGCAGAAATGCAAAAAGAGCAACAAATCATGCAAGGTAAAACGCAACTACTACAATTAGAGGGTCAGTTGGAATTACAACGCATGGAAGCAGAGATTGAAGCTAAGAAAGCTTTAATGAAAATTGAGTTTGAATATAACATGCAGTTGAAAAGCGGAGATGATGCAAATAAGAAAGCTCAAGAAAAAGAAAAAGAAGATAGAAAAGATGGGAGAACTAAAATTCAAGCATCGCAACAGTCCAAAATGATTAAACAAAGACAGGAGAATTCAGAGCCTACAGAGTTTGAATCATCAGGGAATGATATTATGGGTGGGGGATTCGGTTTGAATTCATTTGATCCTAGATAGTACCAAGTAACAATTATTTTATAAAATTTTATTATGTCAGAAGAATTAAAAGAAGGTGGTAACATGAAAATGAAACCAACCAACAAGAAAGTAGAAGCTCCTGTAGTTGAAGAAACTAAAGTTGAGCAAGAACCTATTCCAGTAGATTTAAAAGAGGTTGAAGCAAAAGCTGTGACTTATGATGATGACACTATTAAGGTGAACATGGATTTTGGTAAAGAACCAGAGCCAACAAAAGAAGACGTTATAGAGGCTCCAGTTGAAGCTCCTATAGAAGTAGTCACTGAGGATACAATAGTTGAACCAGAAGCTCCTGATACACCTCTAGAAGAGGTTATCACTGAAGTTACTGATGAAGTTGTTGATGAGATGCAGGTTGATTTAGAAGAAGCAATTGAAGAAGCTGAGACAGAGGGTAAACCTTTACCTGAGAACATTCAAAAGGTTGTAGAATTTATGGAAGACACTGGAGGAACTCTGGAGGATTACGTAAAGCTAAATCAGGATTACTCTGAGTTGGATGAAGATAAACTGTTAGCAGAATATTATCAAGCATCGAAACCTCATCTTGACGCTGAAGAAGTTGAATTCTTATTAGATGATGAATTTACTTACGACGAGGATATTGACGACGAAAGAGAAATAAAGAAAAAGAAAATAGCTAAGAAAGAACAACTTTCGCAAGCTAAAAAATATTTAGACTCACAAAAAGACAAATATTACAGTGAGATTAAATCAGGTAGTCGTTTGGCTCCTGAACAAAAGAAAGCGGTTGAATTTTTCAATCGATACACAAAAGAAAATGAAGTAACACAAGCTAATGCAGCTAAACAATCAGAAGTTTTCCAACAAGGAACTAGTAAAGTATTCACAGACAAATTCAAAGGTTTTGATTATGCTGTAGGAGACAAGAAGTACAGGTTCAACGTTAAGAATACTGCTGAGGTTAAAGAGACTCAGAGTGACCTAAACAATTTCGTTAAGAAGTTCTTAAACGATAAAAATGAAATGGTCGATGCTAAGGGTTATCATAAATCATTGTTTACAGCTATGAATTCAGATGCTATTGCAAATCACTTTTATGAGCAAGGCAAAGCCGATGCAATGAAAGATAGTATTGCAAGATCTAAGAACGTTGCTATGGATCCGAGAAGTGTCCATGAAAAAGTAACAACAGCGAACGGTTGGTCAATACGCGCAGTACCGTCAGAAGCGAAAAGTTCTTCACAATTTAAAATTAAAAAAATAACTTAATTAAAAAAATTAAACTATGGCTTTACAAGGCACAGGTGCTGAATTAGGACACCTTACTCCTAGACCGATTAAAGGTCTATTTGGAGACAATTACCTATCTGTTGCAGATATGGATTTTACAAAACAATTTTTACCAGAAGTATACGAAAAAGAAGTTGAAAGATACGGAAATAGAACTATAGCTGGATTCTTACGTATGGTAGGAGCTGAAATGCCAATGGCATCTGACGTTATTACTTGGAGCGAGCAAGGAAGATTACACATCGCTTATGATGATGTAGTTGTTACTTCTGCTACTGAATTAGAATTCCCTGCTGATCACGTTATCGGAGCTGGAATGACAATCGTTGTTAATCAAGGATTTAATACTTTCAAAGCTTACGTTAATGCGGTAAATGGAACTGCTGTATCTATTGACTGTTATGCTGATCCTGCTGGATTATCATTCGCGTCAGGAATAGCAAAAGTATTCGTATACGGTTCTGAATATAGTAAAGGAACTTCAAATGCAGGTAACTCTGTAGATGCTTCTTTCACATCTTTTAGTAACAAACCAATTATCCTTAGAGATAAGTATAATGTAAATGGTTCTGATGTTGCTCAAATTGGATGGGTTGAAGTAACTAGTGAAGCTGGAACTTCAGGATACCTATGGTACCTTAAGTCTGAGCACGAAGCTAGATTAAGATTCGAAGATCAATTAGAGATGAGTATGGTTGAAGCTGAGCAATCTGCTGCAGGTATAGCATCTGCTGCTGAATTCGGTGGAGGATCTACAATTACTGGTTCTGAAGGTTTATTCGCTGCTATCGAGTCTAGAGGACTTGTTTACAACGATGCTGACTTTGGAGGAGCTGCTGGATTAGGAGAATTTGATTCTATTCTTAGAGAACTTGATAAGCAAGGAGCTATTGAAGAGAACATGTTATTTATATCTAGAGGAGTATCTTTAGACATGGACAATATGTTAGCTGCACAAAATTCTTACGGAGTTGGAGGAACATCTTATGGTGTATTCAACAATGAAGAAGATATGGCTTTAAACTTAGGTTTCTCTGGTTTCAGAAGAGGATCTTACGATTTTTACAAAACAGATTGGAAATATTTAAATGATTCAACAACTAGAGGATTATTAAGTGATATCGAAGGTGTATTAGTTCCTGCTGGAACAAGTACAGTTTACGATCAACAACTTGGTAAAAATATCTCAAGACCATTCTTACACATACGTTACAGAGCTTCTGAAGCGGATGATAGAAGACTAAAATCTTGGGTTACTGGTTCAGTTGGAGGTAATTATACTTCTGACGCTGATGAAATGAATGTACATTTCTTATCAGAAAGATGTCTATGTGTTCAAGCAGCTAATAACTTCTTGTTATTAAAAGCTACACCAGCTTCTTTATAGTAAATTAAACTTTGTGATGGTTACCCTCGTTATAGCAACGGGGGTGATTATTACTCTTATAAACTTTTAAATTATATCATATCATGGCTAAAAAAGCTAATATAGAATCACCTGTTGTCGAAGAGGCAATAGTAGAAACTAGTACACCAAAAGCGGTGGCTAAGAAAGACGTAAAACCAGACTGGGAAATCAGAGATAGGTTGTATACGTTAAAAACTAATAAAAGACCATTAATATTTACAATACCTGCAAAGCATACAGCTAAAACAGCATTGTTATATTTTTGTCCTGAAAAAGGTTATCAAAGAGAAATACGCTACGCGACTAATCAAAGAAGTGTATTTGTTGATGAACAACAAGGTATTGCTACCTTAGGAAGAATTGTATTAAGAGATGGTGCATTAACTGTACCAAAAGAGAATCAATCTTTACAAAAGCTATTATCTTTATATCACCCATATAGAAATGAGGTATATGAAGAGTACAATCCAGTACAAAGAGCTAACAATGAAGTTAATTGGATAGAATACGAATTACAAGCTATGAATATGGCAAAAGCATTATCACTTGATGAAGCTGAAGCTATTTTAAGAGTTGAATTTGGTTCACAAGTTAACAAGTATTCATCTGATGAATTAAAAAGAGATATTCTAGTATTCGCTAGAAGAAAACCTGTATTATTCTTAGAGTTAGCAAATGATGATAATGTTCAACTAAGAAACTTTGGAATCAAAGCAACGGAAGCTAAGTTATTAAAACTAAGTGCCGACCAAAGAACTTTCACTTATGGTGATGGAAACAGAAAATTAATGACTGTTCCCTTTGATGAGCATCCATATTCTGCACTAGCATCTTTCTTTAAGACTGATGAAGGTCTAGAAGTTTACAAAGCTTTGCAAAAAAGAATGTAATAAACAACTTTAGTAGAGGGTTCTTAATTGAGCCCTTATACTAATTTAAACAAATATATATATGTCAGTAAGAATAGACACGGTGTACCAAAGAGTACTTGGTATCATTAACAAAGAACAAAGAGGATTTGTAACTCCTCAAGAATTTAATTTATTTGCTAATCAAGCGCAATTAGATATATTCGAACAA